TCTACCTGACATTGCATAACTTTCTTTATAGCCTGTATCAATCATTGCTTTGGCCTTATTAAAGCCACTTGTGCAGTAGTTATGCGCTAATGTATCAATAGTTTCTTGATTTGCTATAGATGGCATTACTTACCCTTCAAATCGCATTTGTCTTTGAAGATACACTTGTCATTTACCCAGTATCGGCAGTATTTAGTACAATATCGTAATTTCCAGCCTTTTAGTGGTCTCATAAGTCCTCTATCGTAGGACTAATTTTTTCCTTCTTTTGCCCATTGCTTTAGTGCCTCTTTGTATTCTTCACAGTCCTTACGGCAATCATAACTTTTATTTGTAAAATACATCAAGGAACAATATTCACAAGGGTCAGGATAACTACTGCTCATCTTTTCCTTTCGCGTTCACTTAAAATAGGGCGGCAACTCTCTTTACATCCGTTAGTATTTATGTATCGTTATCCGCCCTGGTTAAATCAGAAATCTCTACACTGCCCTTGCCACTGCACATAGGACAAACTTCAAGTAATGGCAAACCCTCATCGTTTGTATTCATCCCACGTATTTTGCCTTTGCCATAACTGCATATTGGGCATTTTTCAGTGTGTGCCATTTGGTAGTCTCATAATAAACCGAGTTCCTTCTCAGCACCTTACTGAGTTTTGTATCTTTCAAACAAACGAGACCAACCGCTTATACCGAGCAAATTTATAATAAAACATCCCTGCTTCATATATACTTATAAATACGGCATTGCTGAGGGAGAGTCAACAGAAAAATTAGCTTATTTCGTAAAGCCAGCTATGTAAAGGGCTTAGCAGCAAGTCTTAATTACTTAATGTCTATTTCCATTTTATGTTTGCACTTTTGGCGGGGATGGTCGATAATTTATATAGCTATGAGACATAAACCCACAATAATTTATTCCGAATTTTGCAGAGCTGGCCGACTTAATCCCCGTCTCATAGCGGAGCTGGTCGGCTCTGCTTTTATGAGGTGAAACTATGAAAACCTACAAAGAATTCCAAAAAGAAAAACGCCGTTTTCGGCGACAAGAGCTGAGAACCATTGAAAGCCATTTACACCCATCACCTGACAAGCTCAATAACTGCAACATCTTACATGAACACAAGGGGCAGTATATTTATTTTTCGGCTTGGCTTGGCGATAACAAAGTCAATACAAAATCGTTGAAATATCACCGGTTGACCATACTAAACGATAGACACTTTTACAATAATCATTCAGATGATTTCAAGTGGCTTGCAGCTTAACAGCCCACCCCAAAGCCCTGTTATCCGGCAGGGCTTGCCTGTATGCTGTTAAATCAGGAAACTGTTAAGAGGTGGTAAAATGGAACACACAAAATGGAAAATGCGGGACATTTGCAAATCTACTTATTTTATTGAGTTAGATGATGATGAAGGCTGTATATCAGTTTTTGCTAAAACGCCCGAGAAAGCAGAGAAAACTGCCCGCTTGATAGCCGCCGCCCCTGCCTTGCTGAAGGCTTGCGAAGATGATGCTTATTCTTCCGAAATAGCTATCAACGCAACCTGTACAAGCGAAAGGCGAAACAGGCTCACAGAAATCAATATACAACGATTAGCCGCCATAGCTATGACACAAAACAGCTAACAGCCGACTCTGAGCATAGCGTAGCATCTATGCTCCCTGTATGCTGTTAAACCCTTAACCCTTGTCTTTATTTAAGGTGTGAAATGGCCGCTCGTAGGAGATTTTACTTTGTAAATTGCAATAGCTTTCCTGAACGATGCACAAAGCCCAATTACGAACTTTGGAAAAAAGACTTTAAGGTAATATCGCTCGATGCTACTAAACATATACGAGGCTGGAGCGAAAAAGTTATTAACAGCTTTGGTGTAACTGTTGGATATATCTGTGGGAGATAAAAAATGAAACGAACCGTAACTTTAACAGAAAAAGAAATTAAACATCTCCGTAGCGTTGTTATACACCAAGAAGGGTATGGCTTTAACGAATGTTCAATTTGTAATAAGAAATGGATAAGACGGTCAAGTGCCGAGACGAGAGAGCACTTGAATTGCATAGCCTCACCTTTAACCTAACCCGCCTAGCTTGGCGGGGACACGAGAATAACCGGCGGCAGCGTGTAGGAAACGTAGCCAGAGATAATAAGATTAGGCGGCCGATAATAGAGGACTTAAACTCTGGTGGTTAGCAACAAGTAGGTGCAAATCCTGCCCGCCGGTTTGCAATAATAGGCTTATATGAAATAGGAGATAAGAAAATGAGCGAATGTCCTGAAAAAATCGAACAAAGCGAAAAATACCCTAATGAGACCACCAGTTTTATATTAGGTAATTGCTATGATGAAAAAGAAACCGCCGAACTCGTCAAGTGGTGGAATTGCCGCGATGCCTTGCTGGAGGCGTGCGAGAGGCATAAGAAAATAACTATAGCCAATTATGGCAATCTCCATTGGGACGCCAATTATAAGCAAATGGAAGCCGCCCTTGCTGCGGCAAAGGAATAGAAAACTTAGGGCAAGAGCCTAAGTGTTTGTTTTTGCCGGACTTATCAAGGGCTTTTCTGCCTTTTCTACCCAACGCTCAACTATCCTTCCGCACCAGCCGCACCATTTATCATATCGCCAAGGCCGGTCAATAACATTCGGTCTTTTGCAGAACGGGCATTTTTCCTCTTTATGCTTTGTCGTCCTTGACATCTAAAGTCTCGATTACTATTCCTGTAATAATTCCGTCCACGTCTTAAAGCCGTGAGATTTCATAAGCCTACCTGCTTTAATACTTTGCCCCCATCCATTACCCGCTCAACATATTTATCTGCATTTTCCATTCGCCTGAATTTCTCTATGTTTTTCCTGGTCACTTCCTTTGGGATATTCTGCATCACTAAGATTATCTTCTCATCTGGATAGTATTTTTCCATCCGCTTAAATTTGGTCACATCTTTCTGTTTAAGATGGCCTTTGGTTTCGTGCCAGTAATGTGTTCTATCCATACCACCATCTTCGGCTTCGTGGCCATACAACACAAGAAAATCGGGAGTATAAAACACCGTGCCAGAGCGTATCTTCTCAAACTCAAACTTGCGTGGCTCATAACTCCAGTCTACAATTTCGCCTGCCTGTTTCAAAAACTCAAGGTATTCTGCCCAGCGGACCTCAAAGCCAGAACGGAACCAATATCGCTTACCGCCCACTTCGGCCCAGCCCTGCTTGAAATTACTTGCCATCTAGCTTCTCCTTCTGCTTTGCTATGCAGGTTCAACTGTTGATATAGAAGCTATATCTACGCGCTTTTGGGTTATATATACACTTATTTTTGTTTTACAACCACACTCACATCGTCTTATATGAGTTCCGCTCCGCTTTTGGACATAGTGCCAACTGCCGCATTTTCGACATCGCCAGTAATTTCCGTGATACCATTTCTCGCTCATTCTGGCTTCTCCTTCTGCTTTGCCTGCCGCCAGAGCCACATCCTCTTTCTGCACGGTGGAGTAAATATCATAAATAATAATTCTGGCAAAGAAGGCTCAAAGCCATAGCAGATATGCTCGGTTTTGTATAATGTGTGATTTACAAATAAACGGCTTTCGTATTTACTCATCATCACCTAGTCCCCATACTGCGGCATCTTTTTCGTAATATACACATATCTTTGGTTCTCCTGTGGGGTATCCTTCCACCCTTAATTCACAAGGGGACGTTACAGGACAACCCCTTTCACTCCAACTTTCACATATCCATATTTCCATATCTATCCTGTTTTTTCCTTATCATAGCTCGTTACATTCTGTTCCTTTCAGGCAACAGAAACTGTAAATCCTTGCCGATTTAGAAAGTTATCAGTAACTTTTTCCGGCCAAGTTTTAGGCCAAGGTATTTCAACCAACACATCATCATCGCACTCCACATACAAAAATATTTCACCACTATCGTTTATGGCTTTTAGTCTGCATTTAGTTATGCTCCTATCCATCTTAGCCATTCTGCTCCTTTCAGGGCTTTGGTAGAATTATTGGCTTCCAGTAGGTATAGTTGTCTTTGATATGCTGTATATTAGAGCATGTCCCTAAACAAATCCCACCAATGTTTCCATACTCCATACTTGGATTTATAAATTCCACCCAACCATCTATTTTCTGAGAAATCTCGCTTACAGGTATCCAGCGATTCTCCCCCTCAAGCTCCTTGATTTGCTTGGCTTGAGCTTCGAGATGGGTTCCCCATACACCGATATACCAAGAAACAGGGTCGCTTAAATTCTGGTGTTCGTCCATCAATTCAGACAAAGGCATTTTAACAACTCTTCCAACAACTAAGGCTTCAACCTCTATCTCGCCCACAGGGGGCTTATTAAGCTGCTGTTCTGGCCGACGGCTACCTTGCTTTTTGGTTTTGCAGGCAGGGCAGGGAATCCAAGCGTTTTCACTATCTCTTAATTTTCGTTCTTTCCAGCCACTTCCCCCGCACTCAGAGCACGGCTTGGGGAGAAGGGAGATGGCTTTAGTGTTGCGAGCAGCTAATGTTTGCATTTCAGCATTAGGCTTGCTGGTTTTTTTAATATCTGCAAATTGTGCTTTGTTATCTTCCAGCAACTCCCTGATTTTGTCATCTACTTGCATTTTGGCCTCCCAATCTTCCACCATTTGCGTTCATACCAACCACAGTATTCGCCTGTTCTTAACCAAAGCCCACGAGAACACTTATGGACTGTCAACCCATGATACAATCCATAAATGTAAATCTTAAACTTTTTACAATCCTTACACCGCTTCTCTTTCATTTCTTTAGCCTCCCGTTCCAAGCCTTGATAGCTTCAGCTTCAGTTTGTTTGTTAGGCCCGCTTGCTCCACATATCATACAGTGAACATTCCAATGGTCATCCCGATAACGGTCTTGATAAATTTCTTCCTTTTCTTTACAAAAAGGACACGGTTCAAGTTTCTCTTTCATTCAAATAGTCCTTTCTGGCCTTGTCTCTGCTCTTTTACAGGAACGCCGGTATCTACGGCCTTGAGCCTCATTCTGGCTATCTCACAATACTCGCTCGAAATGTCTATGCCTATGTAGCGGCGGCCTAACATCTTGGCGGCTACGCAGGTTGTGCCAGAGCCACAGAAGGGGTCGAGGATTAGGTCGCCTTCTTTTGTAGAATTTACAATCAGATACGCAATCGGCTTTAATGGTTTTTGGGTAGGATGTTTTCTGTTTGCCCCCATTACAATTCCCTCTTGGATAATATCGTCCCAACAATTATTTAATCTATGAAGTCCTTTACTGCCGTATAAAATCGGTTCATACCTGAAATTGTATAGTTGTGGCGGTTTTGGCTGTCCGTGTTTTTTGTCCCAAATTATGATGTTATGCAGTTTGAAATATGTTTGGAATATCGGCAAAATATCTAAAAATCTCGTAGAGGCTGCAAACATATAAATCGCACCGTCCTTTTTTAATACTCGATGCAATAGTGGCAAAGGAATAAGCGACATATTAACAGTATCGCCAATCATATATGGTTCACCTTTTTTTTTGTAAGCCACCCCATACGGCGGGTCTGTCAGCACCAAATCCACCGAATTATCCTCAAAATCTTTGAGAACCTCAAGGCAGTCTCCGCATATAACTGTATTGATTTTGTCTATGGTCATAGGGTTTTTTGTTTGAACTTTTCTTTTTTGGGGTCAACCTTGACCAGCTTGTAAACAGCTTTTGTTTCACCAGATAAAGCTTTAAGTTGCCTAATCGCTTGAAGAATTGTCATTGGCTTGGTAAAAGAAGCAACCTTACATAAATATCGTTCATCAAATACATTCTTGCCATAAACAACCTGATTGCGTTGCTCAAAGCCCACAACATAATTATATTTTCTCATTTCTTACCTTCCCTTTCTGTTAAGATTTCTTTGATAAGTTAGTGGTGCAAACGTAATCCTCTTGTGTAATCTCTGTTTGTTGCAAAATCATTTTCTCGTCAGCGGGGATTCTATGCTCGTAATAATGCAAATCTCCGTGACATCTTTTACACAAAACAATTAGGTCGTTCATTTTCTCGCTACCCAATCTTTCATAAGTTAGGTGGTGAACATCTAATTCCCACTTCCGATTGCACTCTTCGCATTTATATCCAACCTCTTTAAGTTTTCGCCACCGAACTTGTGCCCACGCTTCGCTGTTTATATATTCTGTATAATTCATCGTTTGCTTTTGCCGCCTAATCTGAAAACATTAAAAATCCGCAACCTGTCGCCGATTCTCTCATCGAAACTACTGGCCAGGTTTTCTACGCTTTTGTTTGAGGTCACAAAGGTTGGCCGATAATGTTCCAGCCTCATATCGAGCAAGACTAAAAATGTCTTTAGGCTGAAATCAGACTCCAAGCTGCCGATACTCTTGGTCGTACCCACATCCTCAATAAAGAGCTTATCACAGTTTAAGAATGGCTGAATAATGCCCCATTCGGTCTGTATAGCTTTGGGGTTAAAGGTATCTCTTAGCCGAAGGCACAACAGCTCGTAATGTATCCTTTCAACAGTAAAGCCTTCGGTTATATATTTCTTGGCTAAAGCTGACATCGCATAGGTCTTGCCCACCCCCGCAGCACCCCAAAGTAGTATGCCCGTATCAATTTCCTTACTGAATACGGCCTGTAATGCATGTGGCAACTTGGCAATTTCAGCCTTGATATACCGCTCTGGCACTGTTTCAAGTAATAATATCTCTTGCTGCTCTGCTGGTAGCGCCTTGTACCCTATTGCACGCTGGCAGACGTGGCATAGCTTGCCAAGTAAGCCGTCGGCGGCACGAACTTTGCATATTTCGCATTTACTCGATGGTTTCACCAATATTTGAGTCTTGGGCGGCGAAATCAGTTCGCCTATTTTGACTGTGTTTTTCAGTTTTCGGGACTCCATAATTACTCCAAGTGATAATTTTTTGCTTCCAATTCCGAACTTTTTTGCCCTTGCTATCAACCCACCCTGATTCAGTAAAATAGTCAAAGAATGTTTTTGCGTTCAATGTGTATTTTTTTTCTTGAATGTATTTTTCAACTTCTTGAAAGGTTGGTGGTGTGAATACTTTTTTGTTTTGTTTTACTTTACTTTCTTTTGTTTTATTTGGTTGGTTCGATGGCTGAACCGTGGTTGAACCGTGGTTAAACCGTGGTTGCCGTGCCGCCGCGCTTGCAAGTCCTGCTTTACGCTGATGTTGCAAGAATCTCTTTGCCTTAGCCAACTCTTTCCGCACTCTTTTGTGTGTTAAATAGCCATTTTTCTCAGCAAACTTTTTTTGCACAGTTTTCCAGCTTGATTCAAAATTTATATCGGTATTACATAGTTTTTCTATGCGTTTCGGGTCATTCAAAATCTTGCCGTTATTGAGATACATATAGAAAATCACACTACAATATATCCCCCGCTCCGTGCTGTTCATTAGCTGAAAGTCAGGGTCGGCAAGGAAATCCCCCGATTCCAACTGGACATACTTTATATTACCCATTTTATCATCCATAAGAAAAAAAGCCCCTTTGGTTGGTAGCAAATACGACAGAGTCGAAATGCACCGCAGGGGCTAATTTGAGCTTAATTAGATATTCTATCGTACTCACTACCATTTCCCCTATCATACCCCCTACCAGGCTATTGTCAAGTAAAATATGATTATTTTTTCGCTTTTACTTTCTCCAGTTTTATGCCGTTCTTGAGCTGGGTTAGCTTTAGCTTGCATTTGGTGTTCTTGCGGAGCTTGAGGGCAGGGAAATACCTTTCAAATAAATCGACACAAAAGCTATACAACTCATCGCCATCAAAATCGCCCGTTACTTTTGCCCAAGGCGGTTCTTTTGTCCAAAGGGCGTAATCCCATTTATCTCTACTCAACCACAATATCCTTGTCTTTTTCTTTGCCATAATTTAACTCCCTTTTGGCTTCCCTTGCCTTTTTCAGACCTTCAGCGGTTACTTTCAATAGGTTATAGACATTTCTTGCATTGGCTTCGTATTGCTGTTTAGTCATTGGTTTTCTCCTCGTGGATGTTGCCGATGACTTCAAGGTCTGTAAAATTCCATAGCGGTAATTGTCCTACTTTTTTAATACAAAATGCACCATCAAGATATTTTATTTCTGCTGTATGTAATTCATCTGAAGAATGTGTTTTATATTCAACTATATCCCCCTCATATATCTCTTTGCCGTTCTTGTCCTTGAGGCCGGTGAACTGCATAAGGATATAATTTTCAAATTCTTGGAGTTGAATTTCTGCTGTCATACTTGTCTGGTGAGTAACTACGGCTATTTGTCCAGCAAGAGAGCCTATCCAGAAAGCTTTAACCATTCGCTTGTATTTTGTGTCCCACGCTCTAAACTTTATATCTCTGCTCATTTCGGTTTCTCCTGTAGGGCTTGTAACCATTTTTTATAGCCCTTATCCCCCATTGATTCGCAAAGGGCATCTAACATAATATCACTTAGCTCGTCCCAACCAATTGATTCATCGCTTAGGTGGTGCTTACGATATGCTACCTGTACCACATTTAATAATTTGCCGTTTTTGGCTTGGGATTGTTCAAGTTCTTCTTGCAATAAACACACTTTATTTTGAGTGGTTACTGACGTTGGCATCTCTATTTTCCTTTCTGTAGTTCTTTGCTTAATTCTTCTACAATATAAGCAGGGATACTGAATGTTACTTTTTCTTGGCCTTCGGGTATTGTTTCTGGGAAGGCGCTTAATAGTTTTTTCGCACAAGCTATCAGCTGCTTGTTCTCGGCTTGGAGCTGCTTGATTAGCTTGCTTGTATCTGCAAGCCCTTTTGCCAAAACCTTAGCCCCGCCTATTTCTATTTCTAATTCCCCCTCAAGCCGCTCGTTCTCGGCTTTCAGCCGTTCATTTTCTTCTTCCAAATCCTTAAATTCTACTGGATAGGTTCCCATTTCGTTCTCCTATGCCTCTGAAAAGTGTTTGTTATCTAACTCCTATATCAAGGTGCTTGTTGTATGAGCGCCAAATATCCGCATTGTGCTTGGCAATGTCTATCTTTTTGTTCAGGATTTTCCATTTCATATCTGCCATTTTAGCCTTCAGCGAGACACCATTTCTGGCAAGAACCGCCTCCGCCTTCTTTTTTCTGACAGTAACGGGCACATCGTTACTGGCAAGGCATTCAAGGGCTATATCAAATTCCTTTTCATATTCCACCTCAGTTTCTACCTTTTCCTTGCCATGAGGCCAGAGTTTTTCGCCAAGCTCCTCCTGCTTTTTTGCACACTTCTCAAGTTCGCAGGCCACTTGGAAGGGTTCTAATAGCTTGTCCATCGGCTAATTCCTTAAAATGGCGTGTCGGTTTCTTCTCGTGCCCGTTCTTCAGTTCTATCTTGTTGTTCTGTTATGTCTGGGTGTGGGTCTGGGATTTTTGAAGGCGGTAACGGGGCACGGCCAGTCATAACGTAATTCTTCCAATACTCAATGTCCATATTGCTTTTGACCTTAAACTGCCCGGACTGAATAGCCGCCCCAACGAGAACGAGCCTAATCTCTGCTACTGCTATGCCTTCGGCGGGTTTAGGCTGCTGTGCGGCACGTGAAGGGGCTTGTGGGGAACGCTGTGAGGTGGACTGACCACCGTATTGAGGGTTATACTTACGGAAGTAGTTGTATTCCCCTTGTTCGCCCGGTTTTACCTCGACCGTAACGCTAATAGGCGTATTTACCTGATAGCCTTGCTTTGAGCCAATTCTGCCATACCAAGACTTACCTGCCTGGTCAACGATAGTAATTTCTTGATACCTGACGTTATACTGGCCAGATGGTTCACTTGCCTGGCCTACCAGTGTTATCGTTCCTGTGATTATCATTGCTTTTCTCCTTTATTTCATTGAGTTTGTTTTTGTAATCGTGCATGGCTGCCTCCACTGTAGCTTTTAGCATATCTAATTGACACCAATCACATAGCTTGTCATCTGGCAGTTTTTCGCATCTTTCGCATCCGTTTTTCATTTTGGCTCTTCGCTTTCTGTTAATTCTCTGGCTTTTGCCAAAAGGTTTTCGTGTTCAGCAATGGAATCTTCACAACACTCATAGTCTGTTTTGTCAACACAATGATAGCCACAAAACGAACACTCATAATGCCCTTCGTTGTCTATTTCAAGGTCTTCAAATTCATCGCAATGACGCTTAATTTCATCTCGAAGCGACTCTGCTTTTCTATACTGCATACCCCTGAGTTCTTTTTCTGTTTTGCCCTTTCTTAACCAAGGCTTTTCTACAAATACTTTCACAAACATTCGGTCTATTTTGTAGTTAATCATTTTATTCTCCTGTCGTTATGTATTTAACGAGTGCTTCTATTGCCGGTTTGTCGATTTCCTTGCCTGCTTTTACAAAAGAACATACAAGCCCGTGCCTTATTTTGCCTTCGATTTCCTTGTTCCACTTAGCTTCAATCGCCTCTTGCTCCTCTTCCCATTCAGCCATTGTTGTAGTAGGGAAAGTACACTCATGGACAAGTAATTTCTTGCGGTCTTTGCCTAAGTATTCGGCTTCTTGGACTTCACATACAACAATCCTGATACTACTGGCTCGTCCCCTTATAGGATTGTATTTCGTGCCGATATTGACATCGGCCGGCATTTCGCCTGTTGTATCCATCAAAATCACCTGTTGAAACCATACCTTGCCGACTTGAAAGTTTTTCTTAAAGGTTTTAATGGACAGTTCAAACCCACCAACTTTTTCTCCTATTGGCATTGCTAATAGTTGCTTTATAGTCATTTTTTGCTCCCATTATATTTATTGGTTGCTATTTTCAGTTTTTTGTTTTCAACATAATCATCGTAAGGAATAGTTTTGCCAGCGCCCTCACGGCCTATTTTAGAGGCCAACATTCGACACCAGCGATTGTAAAGTCTGTGATATTTGTCTCTGGGCATTGCCAGCCGTCTTTTGAATTTGTCCAGCCAGCCATCCGTATCACGCCAAATAAGGTGGTGTCTTTTGTTGTACCCAAAGCTATTTTTGTCAGCTTCGTTCATTTGGTGATTTCCCTTTTCTTTCTTTCTCTTTTTTGGATTTTCTGTAATTCTTCGATAAGCCCATCCAAATGGCTTGGGTATAGAAAAAAGACGTTCTGCTCTGGGGCATTTTGGCTTATATATAGGACCGAAGTACCCATAAACTTCTTTTTGGTTTCGTGGGGGATTAGATACAGTGAAGATGATGAAAAGTGGTGGTCATCACAAGATACTTCAATAATTTCAGGGTGGGCCCTGATAAACAAATCCATTCTCTTCATTGCTTGGTAGCCTTTAACCTTTGAAAAGTCTACCTCTTTATATTTTCTCTTGGATGGAGTTAAATCGTTTTTCCACCCTAAATTCAAAGCGTAATACCATTTAGCTAAATGCTTTGTTAGGGCGTGCCATACTTTATGGATTGAATCTACTTCTTTCATCATTTGCTCAAATTCTTTACTCATTTCTCTATCCTCTAAAAGACAACTCTTCCGAAAACTTTACAAGACGGTTAATCCGAACCTGCTTACCATACCCTCCTGTCTTAGTACCAATTTCAATAACAGCACCCTTATCTCTTAATTCTGTTATCCGGCCAGTTACACGGTTAATACTAATTTTCAAATAAGCTGCTATCTGTAAATCTGTGGCTTCGCCAAGAAACAACAAAGCCCGTACCACCGCCGCTTGGCTTTCGTTAAGGTCGATTCCGTGATAAGCCTCAATGCTATTTGGATGTACTTGGGTTTTCATTTGGCTTTTTCTTCAAATTGTTTTCCCCGCCTGATATTCGCAGTTGCTCTGTTGTCTCGCCAAAAATATATTTTGACTCTTGTTTTTAATGGCAAAATTACAATTTTGTGAGTCAAGCCACAATCACAGCAACTAAAATTCATTGCTGTCCCTTTTATTTTAAGAACTCGTTTGTATAACAAAGTAATTGCTTCGCCGTTTTTGGTAGATTTATATTTTCTCATTTTTTTTAGGGCTTCTATGAAATTTTTTAATACATTTTTTACAGGTAACAGGTAACAAACTTTCGTCATCTGTAGCAATATGAGTCTTTTCATAACTAAGTCCGCAAAGTGTTTTTGCATCGTTACAATTCCAAGTAGCAGACATATAATGTACCTTGTATTTCGTTTCTTTGCTCATTGCTTCACCTCAAACTCTCTAACCCCCCACGCCAGAGCCTCAAATATCTCTAAGTTTTTTATGCCCTGTTCTGCTTGTTGTCTTTCCTTGCCTTCAGGCATTTCGCTAACTATTTGCTTCATTTTTTCTATTGCTTTACTCATTTTTTTATATCAAGTTCTGGCATTTGGAATCTTGTCTTGTCCCATCTGGCAATAATAGTAATTGCGTCTCCATCGTTTCTAATGCGAACACTGTCGTTTGGAATACAAATATAAAGATGATGAAATCCACCACTACACTTTGATGAAAACCCTCCAACTGAATCTGAATGTCTTGATATGGTTATTTTTTGTTTTTTCATTGCTCAAGCCTCATTTCTCTAACCCCCCACGCCAGAGCCTCTTCGTGTCCATCTTTACCGCCGAAGAAAACATCGAGTCTGTTGCCTTGAATTGCAGAACCTCTGTCCTCTATGACTACCATACGGCCTCCTGCGTAGCCTGGTATGGATAATCTCATCCCAAAGGGGTATTCAGGCGGGGCAGCTACAAATCTATCGCCAGGCTCTATGATATGACCACTTGCCGTTATCCCATCCGCAAAATCGCCACAGCAACAGAAATTTTGGCAATAGGCGGTAACTGTAAAAATCGGGGCAGGTTGTGTAGGAGGAGTTTGGGAGGGAGAACCTGCCCCTGTATCACGGCTGGCTTCGGGTGGTGAAAAGCAAACTACCGCTAAGATACCTAAGATAATTCCTGCAATCAAGGCAACGATTACATCAATAATATCAAACTTGTTTCGGGTCATAATTTTTCCCTTACTTTGACTGGTTTGGGTGGAGGTACAAGGCCAGCCTCTCTGTTCATTTGTTGAAATAACCGCCTAAGCCGCCTTCTAACGATACTATTGTCATATAAATAATAATGCGTTGTTGTTTCGTCATAGATGCTCAGAGTCACTTTCTGCATAACCTCTGCGTCCCGTTTGAACGCATCAACTTGCACATTCAGTACTCGGTAATGAGAACTTTTCTCTAATTCCTTTGCTATCATTTCAGCATTATCGAACAGAAATTGTGCAAGACGTTTTATGTCTGTTTTCATTTTCTTATTCCTTCTTTGCCGCAGCGATGACGATTATAAGCATTTCACCTGCGGGAGTATTGACCATATCACCCTTGCCTGTAAGCTGTAATAATCTTAATGCCTTTTCGCACGCCTCCAGCAAGGCAGATGTTTTCTGCTTTTCCTGCAATAAGCCCAAGGTTAGCAGGTCAGATTGTTTTTGTAGCTTTTCCACAACCTCTTTTGCTTTCAAGAGATGAGTGAACAATTCGCCTGTGCATTTATTCCGATGAAGCGTATGTATATCATCAAAAACATTTTTTAATCTTTCGTTCATAATTTTACTTTCTTCTTTTGGGCGATAACGGCCTCAACCTCCGTGCTTCAGCCGCTACCACCAAATTCTTTCAAGGTGGGGCAAGGCAGGATTTTTACCTGCTTGCACCTGTAAAGCTATAGTATCGCCATAATATGTCAGGCTCCATAACTTGCGATGCCATATCCCAGAGCGTTTCACACACGCCGCTTGCCCCATATTAACTTTTCAAGGTATATGTTTGTGTTTCTTGTTCAGCTTTTCGGCAAATTTAGCAATTACATTGCCCATTGAAATAGCACCGCCGACTTTGAACGTCTGGCGGAGTGCTTCCAGCCGAATTATTTGCCACGTTCTCTTACTGACTTGTATTGGTTGACGTTTCATTATCAGATTTACCTAAAAGAAAATTACGTAAAGTTTCGACAGCTAAATCTATTTTACCAGTACCTGTTCGTGAAATTTCCTTACCGCACCAAGAGCAAGTAGAGGATATTAAACTATTAGTACTGTATTTTTCTGAATATATTTCACGGTAAGAATGAGTGCAGGTGCTTTGTTTTTGGAATCGTTCCAGTTCTTTAACTCTTTTCTTTAGGCTCATTTTCTTGCCCTCACTTTCTGTTAACAAGTTTACATCTACATCGCCAAATCAGCAACAGGAAAATGCCAAAAAAGTATAGAAAATAATAAGTCTATTGTTGACAGGGGTTTATGGATGAAAATAGTTAGCGTTTGGACACTTGGTCGTTGTGGGAAAAAAGTTAAGTTGTGAGTTTGTAAAAAAAGCCAGAGCCGGAATACTCACAACTCTGACTTCTGGAGGAGGGTGATGAAAAGCTATTTCTTTCTAATCCACTTATCAAACCATCTTTTTAGGGACTTTACTCATTTTCTTGTTATCCTCGCACTAAAACTAAAGGTCAAATACTCACCAAAAGGATAATCACCGAGAAACTGCCGGTATCTATCTCGGTTCTGTAAATCGTGTTCATAAACCTTGCAGCCCACATAAAACCCACCCTTGCCTATACATACCGATAAGAACGGAAAGATGACAGGGAACCGCAAGACAAACCAAGGGTCATCTCCTTGCCAGCAGTTATAGTTTCTGTCCACCCATTTATGTAGGGGTCTAATCGGCCTTGCGTGCCACCCTTTAACAAGCCGAAGGGTAACACCACCGTTCCATAGGTCAGTACCAGGTGTGCCATATGTTATAACTTTTCCTTTTTTTATCATACTGCTATTTCAATCTCCGTATCTTTCTTTGTTAGCAATCCAGATGTGTCCCCAGAACATACACCAGTAGGCAAATAGCCAGATGTTCAAGTGCAGATACCACTCCTGCAAAAAGCAGAATATGCCCACAACGCCTACGCCTATAATCCAATCCAGCCAGCGGGGGGCTAATGCCTGCGCCCGTTGCGATAAAGTTTTCTCGCCGACAACAGATAGATAAACAGTTACCACAAGGCCAGTTATACCTGCTGCTAAAAATATGTAATTCATTTTTTCTTCTCCAGTTTTTTCTTCACTTTTTCTATCAATTTATTAGTTGATTTATGTTTCGTTCCGCCGTTTGTAAGTTCGATGATTGCCCGTTTATCAATAAAGGTTACATAAAAATACCAAGCAAATCCTGCCAACAGCAACCCGCCCATCACAAGATACGGCCAATTCTTTTGAGCCAAGCTCTGGTCGGCTCTCGAAATAAAAAGGCCGCCCAAAGAGGCAAGGCCAAGCGGAACACCAGTCTTAGGGTCTTTGACCGCCAAGAATATCGAGATTGCAATACCAACAATAAACATAGCCACAAGCCAGTCTGTAACGTGAACATATTTCAACTTGTCTCGATATTCGATTATTCGCTCTTTGGCCTCAATAGGCAATAGGTTTTCTTTTATTGGCTCAGCTTTGGGTTGGCAACCAACTATTGCCATAAGGCAAATAATAGATAATAGAATCTGCTTCATTTTACTGCTCCTTTTCATTACTAATCAGCATTTCGCGTATTTCTTCTTTGAGGTCACTTGTCGTAGTCTCAAGCTCTTCGATACGCTTTTTGAGTTCTATATTCTCTTGTTCGACTGCACAGGTCATTTTGACATTCTTACTATCATACCGGCAAAAGTTAAGGCACTACCAGTAATCCCACTCGCTACCATAAGAACAACTGTAACCCAAATAGGCACAAGTTTCCGCATATACTCACGGATTCGATTTATAGCCGTCCATTGGTCATCATCGCTCTTTACAAGTGTGTTGACTTCAGTTTCTACAATACCGATTCTTTCTTCAGGTGTTTTTGCCATCTGCTTTTTCCTTTTTAAACTGTTCCAATTCTACAAGAGCTTGTCCTAATTGCTTAACCGCCGCTTGGACTTGAACGTGACCCTGCCGGTTCAGGGCTGCCTGCGAAGCTGCACTGTCAAGGAACTGCAATACTCCTTGGTAGTTTAGTTTTGGGGTTTCAACATCTTTGGCTTTGTTTTTTGTGGCTTTTGGTTTTGTGTCCATACTATTTCTCCTATTGATATAAAGCACATACGTCTATTACTAAATCGTGATTTGAAGAAGTGCCTGTCATTTCGTGAACAAATCTTACCTTTACTACACCACTATTGATATAGGCACTATCGTCCGGCACAAAGAAGCTATGACTTTCGTTAGTCAAATCTGCACCTTGGTCTGAGAAGTAATCATATCTATGCCACGCAGAGCCATTAAAGGGAGTTATCTCAAGCATAACTGTTATGCCGTGAGAGCCAATCGCCTTTTCGTATCTTGCTAAAATCTGTACCCAGTTAAAAGCTGTAACACCAGTGAAATCAACTTCGATGTCCATACCAGGCGTTTCCCCAGATTCTTCTGACAGTATATAGAAATTGTTATCGTGGGCAGTTCGTAGGTCACTCACTGAACTGGCAGTCGTTCCGTGAGCATTTCTTATTGCCACTCCATTAGCAGTTATCTTCGTCCAACCTATTCTTGCCGTTCCAGCCATAGTCCGTGTGCCATCTGCGGCAAACTGGGTATAATTTGTAGCCCCGCCATCGCCAAGCCTTGAGATTCCCGTTACTTCTAAAGGGTAGTCTGGTGCTGCATCTGCCCCTACCATTAACCTGTTTATAACTCTTACATAACCAGCGGCTGAGACCGTCATTCTATTGAATCCGTTAGTTACTATATCAAGGTCGTGAGCGGTAAATGTTCCAATTTGCCCTAAATAATTTCCAAATGAGTCCTTCAGTGATTCCAACCGTGTTCTGACTGGCCCTGAGCCAGCACTCCCAGAATCTACATTAGTCTCAACATATACTTCTGAGCCGTTGGTATTTAAGGCCGAATTTACTTTGATAAACGGGGCAGTGCCGCTGTCTTTCTGAATTTGTATATGGCCGTCAAAGTCGAACTGCAAAGCATCTTCCATCCACTGAATAGAACCTTCATTGTCTGCCTCAAAGACTATCTTAATATCACTATCTGCGGCTTTTTTAAGGGAAAGTTCCCCCGGTGTGTCGGAGTAAAGTTCTATATCTTGGTCATCACCAAGTTGCAAAGAAGCCGTATCAGAGTCTATTAGGACATCATCGGAAAAAGTCGCAATTCCAGTTACGCCAAGCGTAGTGGATATAAGAGCAGCCCCATTTACATCCAGAGCTACTGTGGGGGCATCACCTGTGCCGAGAGCAAGCCAGCCGTTTGATGAGTCAAGCGTTGCCCTGCCTGAAGATGAGTCATCTCTATCTTGAAAATAAAGCATACCTCCAAAAACAAGATTTATATTACCTCCGCCACCAGTAATAAAAAATATCTCATCTGTTCCTTCGAATCTAAATGCCCCCCCTGCAGTAACTTCAAAATTGCCTGTACTTTCCATTTGGGTTTTATCATCTTGGTCAACAAACATCTTTAAATAACCAACAAATTCTTCTGCGTTTCTGTGAACATATAAAGCCTTACCTTCAGCTCTATCCCCAACTACTAAATTTTTCCACAAATCAAGGTCTTGGTCAGTATTGTCGTTTATTGTGGGAACAGCTATATCACCAAAAGTTACATTTGCCCCACTTGCTACGCTTTGGTCAAAGGTGTAAGTGTTCATCGTTGTTACTGTGAGAGCGTTAAAAGTTGGACTTGCCCCATTACTTACATCTTGGTCTATCGTCTGGTCGCCGCTTACTGTAAGGCTGTTGTTGTTTGCAGCATCATCTATTACTAAGTCATCTACCGCAAGGGTTATGGCATTGTAAGATGCGGCAATTATGTTCCCATCATCGGTGATTTCAAGGTTACCGGACTGGCCAAAGAAATGATGTTCCATACCACCGATACCATAGAAAAAATTATTACCTGCGGTGTAGGGAATTGCAATACTTAATCCACCGTCTTCTGTTCCATCGCCCGAAAGAAAAACATAATCATCCCACCCAGATGGCCCCGCTCCTGTTCCTGGCACAATGTGCAAAGTGTTGATAGCCCCACTTGTTGTAATAGTTCCAATGCCAGAAAGATTGATGCCCGAATCTATTACGAGGGTAGGAGCTCCTAAAGTAGTCCCTGATGAAATCTTAAACTTATCACTATCGGAGTCATCTATGCCCATAACAAAGAGAACAGTGTTGCTTAACGCAAACTGTACCACAGGGTTTCCGGTTCCTGTATTATCAATTCTTATCGCAGTTCTATCAGCGTGGTTGCTGGTAATATTTAAGAGAGATTGTACGTTTGGGTCAACCCCTACCCCCAAGCCGCCATCAAACCGGCCAGAGCCGGTGGTGTAAAGGTTTTCAGTGGCGTCAGTCCAGTCAATTTCTATTGGGTCAAGGAGCATATATTTGTTACTGTAAAATTCTCAATCTACTTTCAGCAGAGGATATAGATACTTCAAATAAAGAAAATCTTAACCTGCGCAAGGCGGGGTCTTCAATTTCTTTGACAATATCAGCTAATTTATTTGCCTTAGCTGAAAAAGAATCTAAGGTTTTTAATGATGCCTCTTCCTCTCTGGTTAGTCGTTTCGTTTTCGACTTAGACCTTAATTCAGTCCTTTTCTCAAACAGAGCAAAAACCCTTTCTGAGAATTGGTGCGGGCTTTCAACGTCAGCAAAAGTCACTTCTTTTATGATTTTAATTTTACTATCTGCCAATAGGGGACGAAGCCATTCTTGGACTGGCGCTAAAAAGGGCTGGCCTGTAATTCTTACCCCGAATTCAAATGATGATTTAATTGCTTTTTCAATATCATTAAGCAGTTTTTCCTCAAGCTGTTTGTTAAATTCTTTGTCAGCAGATGTTATTTCTTCAACAAACTCGTCGGTAAGTCCTGCATCAGCTATGGCTTGTGAAATAGCTACAGTTGCATCAGCGCCAGTCTGTAAAACATCTAATATAGGAGCATCAAAGGAATTTCTGTTCCAGTTATAACCGTCACCCGCAATGCTATTGGCGATTCTTTCGCCTATCTCTACTGCAAATTTACCAAGCTTGCTTAATCTTACTATGTTTTTAACAGTATCTTCGCCAATTTCCGTTGGCAAACTTTCACGCTCTTTCTTGTCGTCAAACTTAAATATCCCAAAGGCTGCTAATGTTGATGCTATGCCTGTTCCAATCGCCCATTTTAATCCTTTTTTCCACGCAGCCACGGAGAATGCCGAAAGAACCACAGAGCCAATATCTTTAGTTAGTTCTTCTTTGTCTGCTAAAGTCTTTGCACTTTTGGCATAAGCATCAGTTGCTCGTATAATAATATTCTCCTGGGCTTCAAGGGCGGTTCTGAAAATGAAAATTGACCTCTCTATAATATTGGGATTAGACAGGGATACAGACCTGTCAAGCATATCGAACATTGGCTGTGTCCTGCGAACTACATATTCTAAACGTCGTGCGGCGACATATCTAAATGCCTTTGAGTCGGGGTTGTCCATAACAGGAAGGTCGGCCACTTTCTCGCCTTCCCAAGTAAATGGGTCAACATTTTTGCTATTTCGAGGAGTAGATAATAATTCAGGAACCACACCTTGTTTGTAAATATTACCGATAGCGAACTTGTCACCTGTAATTAACCACCTTAACGACTGGTTAGAAAGCTTCTTGGATTTGCCAAATATCAATGTTTCAAATGCTTCAAAGGAAGCACTTGTTCCCACCTCTACGCCTATGCGCCTACCCTTCCACCGCAAGGCCATTAAGGGAGAATCTTCTATAATGCGAGCAAGAGTCTCTCCCCCAACAGGAAGCATTGGCCTCATAAAACTTTCAATTTCCGAAAACGCAGCAGGATAAGACATTGCTTGAGTGCCTACCGTACTCACCCTAAACCCAAGCGCCGACACAACAACGCCTCTTTGGACTTTGCCCCCAAACACCTCTAATGTGCTGCGGCTCGTAGTTACCCCCTGTGTGCGACGCAAAATAGTAATCATATTCTGAAGTTCAAGCTCCCTGCCTGCTTCTTTCATCGCTTTTTGGAACGCATCGCTACTTGCTAATATCCTTGCGTTACGAAGCGGAATTGCCATACCGAATAATGTGGCGTCGGATTCAAGGCCACTCAGGAAATCGCCAGACCACCTTTCTAACCTAAGCCTCTTAGTGCCACCTGTTCGGGGCAGGTATCGCCCTTCCTGTTCGGGGGGAACTGATATGTCTTTTCCGCCTTCGACCCTTCTGGGCAAAGCTCTTGGCCGAGAGGTATAAGTTGGTTCTCTGGCAATATCATAACCATTCAAAATTTGAGAAGCTTCGTTGATTGCCTCTGCCCTAACAGGAGTTAGTTCATTAGTCCAGTCAGCAATGCCCTTGAGCATAGAGTCTTCACGGACAATCTTTAATGCTTCTTTTAGTTCAGCCAATCGGTCTATATCTACGGGGTAATCTATTGTTTCTTTGCCAACAGACCATCCTTCTGTGGTTAAAATTGCTCTCAGATTATCTGGGCTTCTTGAATGAAGTTCCAGCTTAACAAGAAAATCCTTCTCAACCTTTATCTTTTTGCCGCCCAGAACAACTTCTACTTCTTCTGAAATCTGGTCGGTATCATTAAATCCTATTTTCTCGAATCTTTCCGCAGATTTATCAATCCATTCAACAAGCTTCCCTGCCGACTTTCTCATCCCCCCGTGAAGGTCGGTATCGAGGATTTGTTTCATTACCGTAGAACCAGGTTTTGTGGACAAGCCGACCAAGGTATCGAGGTGGGCATCATCTAACTTGAGAACCCTTTTGCCAAACTCGGCCGTCTTTTGCAACTTGCCCTTTGTGACATCAACAGCTTTGCCTTCGGCTACCCTTACGCCCTTACGCCTTGCAGCACCAGTAGGTGCAATTTCCTTTTCCGTTATAGTTTTTATTGCACCATCAAGAGGCCTTAATCCTGTCTTAGTTAAAAGCTGACCCTTGAGTTTGGCGTTATGCGCCAATGATTCAAGCGATTGTGTGATAAGTTTAATGTCGTCTACGTCAATCTCATTTACATTCTTTTGGGTGAGTAGGTTTAACTGCCTTACCCTTTCGTTGGGCAATCTTAGTGCTGCTTCGGTATCGGCATCCAGTCCTTCAAGGCCGCCTGCCAGTTCAGAAGAAAGCCGTTGCGTGACCTGTTGTAGGGATTTTAAGTCAGCGCCCAAAAGCTGTTCCCTGCCTTGGCGAGCTTTGACGTCAAGTTCTGTAAATGCCTTTGCTTCTTCTGGTGGGGGTTCAAGTTCTGTAGAGATTCTTTTGGTGCTTATTTCGTCAATAATAGCAATTAACTTTTCCCTCTGCGGGGAGGGTATTTTGCCCAATCTCACCTTGCCAAGACGATTCTTGGATTCCAGTTCTTTAATAGTTTGTCGCAGGTCGCCAACGGCGAGCTTGCGTTCAAACTTTTCTATTCCAGCCTCAACTTCATCAGTGAGTTTCTGCAATCCTTTAAGCATCTTGACTTTGTTTGCCCGATTGATAAATCCCGTCCGCAGTTCTTTGGGGATGGCAGTTATCATAGAAATGGCATCATTACGCAGAGAATCCTTAAATTCTTTTGCTGCTCGGATTTTGGCTATCTTGGCTTTAGAACCTTCAATGGTTTGTTCTAACTTTATTCCCGCTTTCTCTTTGAACTTGACGAGAGATTCCTCTTTCTTGGCTATTTCTTGTGCTTTAGTCTTTGCGACAGCGAATTGCTTCTGGGCAAGTAGTTCGTTCCTGCGGGTCTTTAGCTTGGCAATTTCATTTTCCTTGGTCTGTAATAGCCCTCTGGTTTTAGCATCGGCTACAATGCGTACCTTCTCACCTTCGCCCGTGATGAGATTTGACTTTTTCAGGGACAACGCCTCTCGCTTGGTGAGAATTTTGACAGGCTTGACCTTTGCAGCAGGTTGGGTTTTTATGGCTAACGCTGCTTTTGCAGCTTCTATTACTGCCGCCTCTTTAACTTTAGGAACTTGCTTTATTACTTTGCCAACCAATTTGGCTGGTTTTTCTATCTCTGCCATACCAAGACGAAAGCCCTTGGGGGCTATTCTTCTGGCGATTGGAACAGGCCGTTGAAATTCGAGAGATATGAGACGGTTTTCTTTTATTGTTTTTAATATATCAGTAATTTCGTTCTTGGAAAATTGCGGGAATTTTTTTGATAATATAGAAGCCTGTCTACTGACGGGAATATCTCTGATGGCTGTGACCATTTTGCTGAGTATCACACCAGTTAGTGCGCCAATTCCAGTCGCCGTCGCCACAGACCTTGCCCGTTCCTCGAAGGTCTCGCCTGCCCTTGGCGCCTGCAATAGTTCTACTAATCCAAATTTTGTGCCAACACCAATAGCTGCCTTGACGGCGGGCGTAAGAGAAGCAAAAACAGCCGCCTTGCTTGGGTCAGGCATAAGGGTAAATTTTATTAGCGTGGCAGATATTTCGCCCGACTCCAAGCCGATACGAGTTAATAATCTTGGGTCTTCTTCGGCCAACTGTTCTCTGATTCGTGCAACAGAACGAATCCAGATAGATTGAGAGCCTTTGGGTATGCCGAGTAAATTCTCTACAGGACTTAGACCCTTGCGGGAAACGTATTCGGGAAGGTTAAAAGCAAGTGAATTGAAAAAATCCGTGCCAAGCAGGACAATTAAAGGCTTTTCCTGCATAGCATTGATGACATCGGGAATTGTTTCTTTGATTTTTATTTCGTCATTTACAGATTGAAGCAGTCCTTCTTTGAACTCTAAAGGATTACTAAAGATGGTATTCTTTATAACATTAAGGTCTTCTACGGAAGCTACTTTGAGAATGTCAGCCATTTCAGGCTCAACGGGCTTGGGCATCTCGCCTGGTTCAGCAGGAAGTTCCAAAATAAAATCCTCAAGCGGGTCTTTGCCTTCGGGGCGCTTAAGCCCAAGAAAATCCTTTACGGCCTTGGTGCGTTCTTTCCTATCTAAGTCTATGGATTCTTTGAGGGTCGGAACTTTCTCTCCACCAACAATGCCAAGTTGGTCTAAAGCGTGGCGTGGGATAAACTGACCTTCTTCCCGCCACCAAAGCTCAAGTCTCTTTTGCTGCTCGACCGATGTGGGAGGAATTAAATCATCAACGCCGACAGCTTTGTTTAGGGACTGGCCTACTATTTCAATTCTATCAGATGTCCAGTCTTTTGCTTCTAATTTGCCTTGGGCTTCAATGGGCGGCATCCACGACAATCCAGGCAAGGCGAGTGGCTGGAAAGTTATTGCAGGAGGTTCAGATGGGTCAACCAAGGCCTCGGTCGCTAAAAAATTATCCAGTTGTTTATCGGTTATCATCTTATTCCTAATACATCAAAGACTCTTTTTAGTGCTGCTTTGCCGAGGTGAGATTTTCCACTAATCTTTTTCTTCTTTATTTCGCCTTTTGTGCCTTCGCTGTCAAGAAGACCAAGCGATACAGCTTCTTCCATTACTGCCTTGGCATCTTCCCTTCTACCTTCTTTTTCAAAGGATGATATTATTTTTATTATTTCATCCTGTTGCGCTTTGAATGTTTCTGCTTCTTTTAATACTCTTGCGGAAACTGCTCTGGTTTGCTGTTCTGTTGAAAGGCGATATTTCCTGATTAAATCATCTACTTCACTGTCTACTTTTTTCTTAAACTCTGCAAGTGTTCCTTCCGTAATATCGCCTTCGTCAAAATTGTCCCTGAAGTGGATTACGGCTATATTGGCAAAGTCTTCCAATATCTCATCAATCTCTTCTGGCGGAAAAAGACTAAATTGGGTTTCAATAGCATCCCGTACTTGCTTTTCCCTGCGACTTAAGACAGATTCTCGCCGCTTGGCTTCGGTATCCTTTGCTGATTTAGCAGCAGTAAAAATTTGATTTATAAATACTTTGCCATCAGCCCCATTCACCTCTTTGTCTTTTGCCATCCTCTTGTATGCTTCCAACCCCTCGTCTTCTGTTAAATCGCCACCACGAACCCAACCTATAATTTTCAATGCTTTTATTCGTGTGGAATTTGACGTAACAATCTTTTTATCGATAGCAGAGTTCCAAGTGCTAAAAAATGTTCTTATCTTTACGGCAGCAATGTTGCTATCGCCATCTAAAATATTAGGGTCAGTTTGGATTTCCGTAATCATTGATGTAATATTTGTATCACCACTCATAATTTTAGCATAACTGTTTTCTACGGATGCGCTTGCTGCGGTTTGGGAGTCAGACTCTATAATATTAGTCCTTGCTTTTTCTGCTGAATTTATGGTATTTCTTAATGTGGTTTGTTGTGGTTCTGGTATTAGAGAGTTCTTTGCTAATTCTCTTGCTACTTCAAAACTACCTGCCTCCATCGCAGCGTGAACATTACTAATTGCAATTTCTCCCCTTGCTTTTTGGCCTGCCATAATTGCCGTTTTGAGTGTGGCTCTCATTTCGCTATCATCCATAAGCATAGGAGCAATTTCAAGAAAACGTCTGCTTGCATCTTTCTGGTCTTGCTCCGTCCCGCTTGAATATGCCTCTACCACATTATCTATAATAGCAGCCTGTGTATCTTCTTTCTCTCGGCGGGTTTCGGCTATAAGAGAATCGCCCAATGCGTCCTGTAGCTTTGCTTGAAATTTTGTATTTACTAATAATTGAGCATCCTCCGACATATCAAGGGTGGAGATTTGCGATTCGGCTTTCTTTAGGCGCTCTTGCAAGTCTTTGCTCCAAGTTGTAGTATCTGCATTTGTGTTTCTAAATGCTGTGTTTTCATCTATTGCTGTTGTTATAAAAGAATCAGCAGTAATAGCTGACCGTGCATCAAGCATCTGTTGGCGTCTCTGTGCAATTTTAATAGCCGTCTGCTGATTCTTCTGTGCTATTTTAATAGCCTTCTCGCCCAAGGCCAGACCAGCCTGTCCTATCGCTGCCCCCACCTCTCCTTCGCCGGTTTGTACATCTATGTCAGCCCGCACAGCAGTAGTGGGGACGAAGCCTAATTCTTGCCTTGCTTGAACTATTGGAAATTTAGCCATAATAACTACCTGCCAATATGCCTACTAAACAAATCACTTCCTGTGAAAGTAGTCCCTGTTGCGGTTCTGCCAGTTGTAGTTCCGCCGCCACCAAAGCCGCTCAAAAACGTTGTACCTAATAATGCTAATTGTGTACCAAACTGAATATTAGCCCGCCTCGCAGCGTTTTTGCCCTTTTGCCTTGCGAGCCTGCCCTGAAGCCTGTCAAGTTCGGCCTGAGACTCGGCACGCCTTCCTGCTGTCTCACCTTCGAATTCTATTAGTAATCGTTCGAGTTCAATTTCAGCGGCCTGCTCGGCAGCCAAGTCGCCGGCCACGAGACTACCGAGACCTCCTCCCTTAGCCAATTTGGCAGTTAAGGCGCTTTTTATCTCCTCGCCTTTTTTAACTAATCGCTTTTGGCCAAAGGCGGCTTTTTTTCTTTGTGCCTCCGCTTCCTGTTCTGCAACAAGAGCGTTATAGTTTGCTATATTCTGGGCACTCCTGCCTTCAGCCCTTAATCCTTTTGCACCGCTTAATGTTTCAAATAAACCTGACATTATATTATCCTTACATACAAATAAGCATCGCTTTTATCCGGCATATACTGTTCCATTGTACTCTCACGCTTGAATCCGAAAAACTCTATCATTTTTATAGCCTGTTCAAATTCCGTCCTTACCGCAGCCTCCGCCCGCCAGAGATTGTTTTTCTTGATTAGAAATTCCATCTTGTCTTTTATGGCCTCCAAAGCAAGCAAGCCATAAATGCCGTGTTTTCTGCAATCAGCGGTCAGCATTAACCATAATAATCCCACGCCTTCCCATTTCACTTGTAGCCCGCCCACAGCCACTATGGCACTTTCGTAGATAACTGTATAACAGTTGTCATCAGGCACTTCCATATATGGATAGTTCTTAACCGCTCCCTCAAAAGGATTTTGCCGAACAAAAGCCAAATCTTCCTGTGTGGTTTTTCTAAATTCCATTATCTACTTGTCTTTTCGACCCTTGGTACTATCCCTCTTACCACGCAGGGCAAAGGGTCTGACTGTGAAATAATTAGCGTATCATCAATGTCAAAACCGCCGTCAAAGGCAACTACAATATCTCCGGTAAATAATCCATCGACTATACTACTGTTCTTCCATCTCACATTATCCCAGTCAATAGGAAACAATTCCGTATCAGAAGAACCATATTTTGCATTCACGGTATTGTGGAAGCTGAAAACAACTTCCGATATTTTCTTGATACTACCGTGAGTAGTTCCTGCAACCGTGCTAACATCCATTCTCATCGGTATTGCCTGTGAAGTGTAGGGAAGTCCGCCCCTCACGTTTCTTGCAGCAGTTGAAAGCGTAATCTGGCCATTGGTTACTACTTGCTTCTCCAGTACCTCGCCATCAGCTAAAATTGCAACGGTTTTTTCTTCAAGATGGTCGTATCCAGTTATGACAGTTATCGGCTCACCATTATAAATAACACCACTATCAACGAAGAAAGCATTTTCCTTTCTAATGTCGAGTAGTCTCGACTGGAATTTCTCTATGTAGATTTTGTTTTCACCATCAATAGCCCTTACAATCGTAATCCAAACCTCATCTTCCAAAGCGGCGGGAATAACCATAACGGACTGCACTAACCCATCCATAGGATGCTTTGCCCAGGCAACAACGTTCTGTTCCCGCTCGTAACTTAATGTAATTAAATCCCCGTTAGCAAGTACGCACCACAAAATCGAATCCGGATTCCTCTGGTGAGCGAAACAAACTATTCCAGAAACCGTGATATGCTCGGCCAAAGCGGTCAGGTCAGGTGCAATGTATTTTTGCCTTTCTTCCCTGAATGTGAATTCTCTTACTTTTCTGCCAACGAAATCGACGAATAATATCACAGAACCAACTTCTATTATTTGTATGTCCGCACTACCATACGCCGTCTGTTTTTTCATATCCCAGTTTTTCGGGGTCAGGGATTCATCTAAGGGCGCTCTTATACGCCATTCATCCCCCGCCGTACCTGCAGCCAATGTTTCAAGCGAACCCAGCCATTTGCCACGATTAGCAGTTGGAAGCGTTAGTGAAAATGAATCCGCATCATTTATTCCAGCTTCGAAATCTTCAAATTTTCCCGTTTCGCTTAACCAAATATCCTGCTGGTCTGAATTAGTGAATCCATACACAGAACGCTCTTCAAAGAGCGTAATCGCCGCCGGATAACCTCTCACTCCTGACCAAGCTCCTTCTGCCCACCTCTTTGTTTCAATCGTCTGGCCGACCGCTGAAACAACTGTTATTTCAGCAGTTTTATTGGAAGTAATTCCGTTTATTCGTACAATCCCCGACTGCGTACTTGACGTGGCTGCCAAGTCTGCTTCAAGAGTTCCACTCGTATAAGCGGTTACATTTATTCGGTATTTTACATTATCGTCTTCTTCGCTTTGTTCAAGCTGAACATTCCTGCTGCCCACACCGTCTGTTATTACCGATATATACGTTCTGTACGGTTCCCAGCCGGCATCATCTTCGTTTCTTTCCAAGGCAACAGTGGCATCCCAGTTTCCGTGGGTGTTGAAATTAAAATCACCTTTTATATCGAGTGGAATTCCTATTGTCCCTACACTCGTTGCAGAGCCGCTGACCGAACTGGTGTTAGCAATGAGACTGGCGGATATTGTTCCATACGAGTGTGATGTAACATTTATATGGTACTGGACGTTTTCTGTAGTTTCCGTAGCTTTATAAGTCTGTGGGCCACTTGTGAAATTTACCACATTTTCCCTGGTCACCCAGTCATCATCAGTTTTTTGGAGAAATACACTACCTCCCCAGCCAGTGGAAGTAATAGAAAAAATATAGTCGCCGTAAACATCTATCACCTCACCTATGATTCCGGTCTGAGAGCCGGTTTTCTTTCCATTTGTCTGCCGATTCACACGGGGATGGGTAAGTTTGAACAAGGCGCCGATGTGCCCGCTCTGAAACGTTCCTGCCGAGCGGGTAAGGATTCCGGCGTCCCCCTCATTAGTTACATCGACATTCATCGTAACACCATCATCATTTGCAATGTCGTTTCTTTCAATAAACGGCCCCTTCTTAAATACAATATCTTCAAGTACAAAAGTTGTTGGTGTTGTTCTTTTTAATTGAGCTTGAGGATAAGATGGATGGGTAATCCACATAACATCAGCACTTTGTTTTGTCTGAAGCTGAAGTAAATCGGAAGATTGATAAGGAGTTACTGTCTCAACGTGAACTTCGCCAGCTCCCAACAACGGTTCTTCGTTGAAATAAAACCTTGCATATTTGTCACCAAACTCAATCGGATACGCTATGGTAGAAGAGAATATAAACGGCATCATTCTTACAGTATCGAGGGGAGCTAATGTGTTAGGCAATTCTATCGTTACACTTAACGCAAGTGTGGAAGGTATAACGGTTACATTCTGCTCAATCGTAACAGAAATATCATTAAGAGATAGGGATAATGACAATACAGCCGGTAAAACAATAACATCTATAACAACCGATGGGGCAAAAAGGGTAAGAGTTGAAGTCAATGCTGATACTCCGTGCGTTTTGTCCACTACAACAGAGGGCGCATTTAGCGTTGCCGTTAAGGTTACGGCATCAGGAAGTATTGTAGGGCTATCATCAATATCGATAGAAGTAGACAAAAGGCTCAAAGATAAAGCTAATACATCCGGCGTCACTGTTATTGCAACATTCGTTTCCTTAAAAGCTGCAACGCACATACACCAGTCATCAGCTCCGCCATAAAGACCCGCACCGTAAACTCCAGCCCCATAAACGCCTGTTGTCCAGTCCGTGGCTATGGCAGCGGCAACCGCCTGTAGGGTATATTGGTTGCTGTCGGAATAAAGACCGTTATCGGTTGCGTTCAATTCTGTCCCAGATTGGTCTATCGGGGCATAATCCTGACCAGAACCTAATACCCCGACAATGACCGCTCCGTTTACAGTTGGTGTTACCGATACGGAAGGACTGGCGGAGAGTCCGATATTGCCGCCTTCAACATCAAGAGCGCTTGTAAAGCCAGAAGCTACATTATAACTCGATGCCTGGACGTGTAAGGTTAAAGAGGTGGGATTTGGAATGCTGATTTGATATGCAGCACTAACGTCTGGTTCTAAAAGATACCACAACTCACAACCTGTTTCAGGACGCCTACTGGGTACTCTTGCTTCGTCGGCCTGGGTTAATTCAACACCATTATAAGTCGGCGCACCGCCTGAGCGCTTTGCAATCCGACCAGCAGCCTTAATTACTATGCCAATAACAAGAAGTGTAGCATTCGCCCCACAGGTATAGGCACTCGTAAGCGGATTTGAGTTTCCGGTAAACCTTAAGTTGGTATCAAACGTGTGCGCCATTTATTTTATTCCCAACGAGTTTTGAAAATTACTGTGCGCCCATTGCCATTACATTAAATCCCCTGTCTATTGCAGCGCCAGCGTGAGTAAAGGTATAAACGTCGACAGAGCCAACCAATTGATTGGTATCGTTGGCAATTTCGCCGTTTGTACCGGCTACCATAGCCACAACAGCATAACCTGTGGAAGAGAAATCGGTGTCCCAAGTTACTCTATATTGCCCTGTTGCAAGTTTGCTTGTTGATGTTACATTATAAGACGCAAGGTCTGCTCCAGCGCCTGAAACTCTTGCCCATCCCTTTACAATCTGCTCCGTTGAAGCAGGATGTATTTGGTCATCTACATATTTCTTATTGGCAAGTTCAGCATCAGCCGTTGGGGCAGCAGATGTAGTTTGCGCAGCGCCATCGTCTACTTTGCCGTCAGCGTCTAAAGACACATCTGTGTAGGCATTTAGTTCGGTTCCCCAAGTTCCATCAGAACCACCCACCGTTGGTTTTGTAGCCATTGCTTATCTCCTTTGTCACGCGAGAGTTATAATTCCGCTTGCATTCCACTGGATGGTGAACGTACCGGCAGCGACCGTCTTTGCCCCGCCAAAATCTATGGAGCAAATAAGGCTATTAGCCGCCGTGTCGTCCCATATCACAGCGTGATAAGCTGTAAAAGTTGCAGACGTCCACGCAGTATCGCTACCGTCATCATCCCACTTAGTCGTCGCACCTTCTGTAACAGCTGGTGAAGACAATGTAGCACCGCCCTGAGTGTAACCACCTGTAGATGCTAATTCATTGTCTGTAGTATAAGTATGATGGGTTGCTGTAAAACCGTGTGAGTTGTCATACAGTGCTACCTTGATAGTATCAGCTTCCAAATCCACCACTTTGTTCATCAGATTTGCCTTGAAGCGATTATAGATGCCAGAGGCCATAACTATTCTCCTTTCTTAATATTACCCGCTATTTGTAAGCAGGGCACTTCAATAATAACGTCAACCCGACCGTCAGGATGACGAATCTCCTTTGCTGTTGCCTTAATAACGGGCTTGCCGGAAGAAGTATCCACTTCAACCAGTTTATTACCAATTCTCTTTTTCATTTTGCCTCCTTTATAAATCTCGTGCCAGGCCTGCGCTCTATCGCACCATATATTCGAGGGAGAAAGTTATCCAGCTTGCGGCAGCCGGATTTGTATTTTTCAATATCAGACCTTGTGTCAATAAGGGGAGTGTAGAGGCCGCCATTAAGATTTACTATCGGTATATTTATCATTTTCTACCTTTCTTTGTATACGTTAAGTACTTTACTCGACTGCGAAGACAAAACATCCAACTGGTCAGAGAGAGATTCCAGAGTATCGCTATCACTGCCGATAAGTGTCTCTGTGAAATTTTCACCTTCGATATAAGCACAATTAACTTCAGGACTTTCTTCGCCAAAACCAACATTTTTAGTTCCATCATTAACTACAGCTACATCTCCTACTACTACATTGGCATCAACAACTGTATAATAACCAGTAGAGCCTATTTCTGGCAAAGATGTACCGGCAGTCGTTCTTACTGTACCATCCGGTTGCAATGCTTCATAAGTAAGTGTTTCGCCGGGTTTCCAGCCAAATTTAAGCCTTGCCATTACCAGAACCTCTCATTCGTACCTGTTATTCCTAACCCGCCGTGACGAGCCAGATTCCAGTCGCTTCTGCCGCCGGTATCGGTTTCGTCCTCGTCTACTGCCAAAACCTTTGGCATTAGTTTTTTAAGGGCGGTGTCGATTTTTACTTGTATCTTTGCATCTCCGCCTGCCAACGGCCCAATCATTTTGTCAGCCAAGAGCCAAACAAAGACCTCGACAAATAACGAATCAAACTCGGTAACATCCGTGACCTTTTTAATGTATAAGAGACTTACCGCAGAAAAGTTGGTCAAAAACCTTTGCCCTTCGATGGCGTGTCTGTTCTTTCGGGAAGTAACTCCAGTCTCTTCGTTGATAGACCTGAATCTCGAAAAGTCGCTCGGCAAGTCCCACATAAAGTCCCATTCAAACTCCGGTGTATAATCACTCGCTACAAGAGTAGTCCAATTTGCGTGCGGAGGTTCGTTGGTGGAACTTGACGTATGAGCTACGGCACACTTATACCATACAGAATCATTCAATGTATATTGGTCGGTAGTATAGATACTGTCCGCAGCCCAGACCGAAGCAAGCCTTATTCTTACTCTCGAAAATCGCCACCAATAAGAACGAAGCAGAGCATCTCGTGTTGGTTCGTAATGAAGACGACATTGAATAGCCTGGAGAGAAGGGTCGGTCTCTACATTGCTTATCCTTGTAGCACCAAGCCTGCCAAGGCTCATATTGCACAGACTTGTTTCTGATAACGTTTCTGATAAGGCCATTATGCCTCCTTAATGATTACCTTAAGCCTTTTGCCAGATTGTATTAAATAGGTCAAGGCAGTAGCATCATCCTGTCTTACATGCAGCCCCTTACCAAATCTCACTTTGTCACCGTTTGTTTTGGTAAGAAACTCACACTGGTCAATCTCAGCAAAAAAAACACATCTGTCTTTTACCGTTGCCATAGCAACTCCTTACAGAGTAGTTGTACGAAGCTTATACTCAATAGTAACGTGAATCTGCTTGTCGGATTCGGTTTGGATATTGATAGCTCCTGCGATTCTGATAGGACTCTTGTACTCCCTGTGGTAATTATGTGTCCTTGGTTTTATCGGGCCGAGTCGCAGAGTGGTATCATCAAACAGTTTGAACCACGTATCGCTATGATTGATTTCAAACGAAACACTTATAATCAGATATTCATTTCCAGCAGAAGCCGCCAAAAGTGCCGTACTTGTACTAACGTCTGTACTATAAGCGTCCAAAATAAGGGTACTGCCCTTTGTCGTAATCGCATTGACTGTAAACGCAGCCATAATTTACTCCTTAATCGTGTCCAAAGATTTTTACGTAATTTTCTCTGTACTTCTTATTTGAGGGCATAGATATAATTCTGCCTGAACTTCTGTGATAACTCACCTTAGCCTCACGATGGCGTACTTCTTCCTTAACGGTTTCGGCGTTTTCGGTAAAAGACACTATCTCGCCACCAGATTTTGCTCGTTTCATTATTTCCAAAATTTCAATCTCCGTAGCCAATGCCATTTCGGCATTAACCTATGCCCACAATCCCTGCACTTGTGAAACCGTACCCCATCCTTCATACGAGGAAAGACGAGGTACGATTTACATTTAGGGCATTGAGGACTTTGAGTTACTAAGCCAATTGTTGCCGTTGGAAACATTACTTCTTCCCGCCTTTTTTCGCATCTTTCGGGTCAACTCGCTGTCCTGTTTTCGGGTCAATCTTCATAATTCGTTCCTTAAAAAAGGATTAAGGGGCTGATTAAAGCCCCCCAATCGTTAAAAACTTACGTACTACACATCAGGTAAATCTGCGGGCCTGCTATGCCCGAATTTCCAGAATTAAGAATGTAACCTGCATATTGTGATGCAGTAGTGACATCACTTGCTTCTTCCTGTATAGTTCCATTGTTCCACCAAAAGACAGTTCTTTCACTGCCTACAGGGTCATCTAAAGATGTGTTACCTGGGCTAACAAGAAGTGGCCCCCAAGTCTGCGCCCAGATGTTATATCCGGTTGCAGCCGTTACGGTAGGAACGCCCATCCAAGCACCATATTCGTTAGTTGCTTCAGAAACCAATCTGTACGGATTCTCAAACACTTCAACCGCATCAGAAATAGTCATTTCAGCAGACAGACCAGCTTCAAGATAAAGCCTCGTAGTTGTGCCAGACGTAGCGTCATTACCGACAATATGCCTCTGTGTGGTATTATCAATAGTTGCTTTGTAAAGTGCAATCATAGCACCGGCAAATTGGTCTTCTGTAATGCCCGTATCGGTTATTACATATTCCGTATCACCGATAGCACCAGCAACAGCCGTAGTCCAGCCAGTGAACGCTTCGAGCGTATTTGCAACGCCGTGATACGATACACAACCACCAGTAGTCAGACCCATATACTTATATACACGGCCGTCCCAAGTGATATAACGAGTGCCGTAAACAAACCTCTGGGTCGTTTCTGCAGGGCCAAATACGCCAAACTCATGCGTCGAAAGAGCGAAGTCTCTCGGCGAACTTGCCTCTACAGCGTCAAGAGGCCCTCTGTTGTATCGAAATTCTTTACTCATAAGAGTCTCCTTTCTAAGCTATTTTATTGAGGCATTCGTGAACTTTTGCACCTTCCATTCTGACAGCGCCCAAATCCATCTTCGAGAAGAGTACCCAGGCATAATCAAGCCTTTCAGCCTCTTCTATACGAGTGGAAATGTCGCCAATGGAAGCCAGGATTAAGCCATCCTGTGCCCACGCTATTGTACGATTTGCAGTTGAACTTGCAGCATCAATGGTAAGCCGATTGCACCAGAAAAAGTTAAAACCGGCAAACGAATCGACTTTACCCTGAACAAGAGTTTTGACAGTGTTGTAATCAGCACTACCAACCTCTGTAAGGTTCAGCATATCTTCGATGTCCTTTGGGGTAACAGCCCAATACTTGGGAATGTCAGGGTCAACGTCTTCATCGTTGAACAGCCTCATCATAGTCAGCATCTTCTCAAGCGACATATCGGCCACGGACTGAACTGAAGCGAGTGTGCCAAGTGTAGTTACCGTACCATCGCCGTTGATTGACCTTGACTCGGCCTGGAATGTTACCGAACTTCCTCCGGCTTTGCCGATGGAAGCCGTTCCTAAAGCTGCTGCAATTAGCAGGTCATCTTTTTTGCGCCCGAGCGACCTGACCTGGTTCATCGCTACGGGACTCCGCGGGTCTGGCAGCATCCTGTCAAGGTCTTCCTTGTCCAGGGCTTTTTTGTTCGTCCACGGATAAGGTACGACCCTTCTCCTGCCGAACTCAGCCTCGGAAATCGGAGTGCCCTGATGCCGACCCGTCTTCTGTGCTGTATCATCATCTTCAGCTAAGGTATCAAAGTATGCAAGTTCAGCACTGCTAACGGTTTCGTTACGTACCTTTGTTGCGAACTTCGAACCCATTTGCTGGGAGAGTAAATACAAAACAGAAGCGAACTTCTGTGCCGTCACTTGGTCTATTGTAACAGGCATAGTATTCTCCTTAACAAATTGTCGTGTTGTTCGACAAAGCTACCGTCAACGGAGACGACTATGCCTTCATTTTACGCCTGATAGGTGGCCGTTTAGGTGCGGCGACCTCTGGATGCCTGTAGGCACTACCCAGGCTTTTTATCGGGAAAGACTATATGATAAAGCCTATCCCTTTCTTTTTCGAGTCTATCATATTCTGGTCTGTTTGTGTCCTTCAATAATTGACCTTTTTCATCTGGTAACAAGAAGCCAGCTGTTGCTTCGATTTTTTGATATTCAGTTTTAGCTTGACTTGGCATCATACCAGATGCTTGTTCCGTTTCTGTGACAATCCTATGCTCCTGAAATTTCGCACTTATAGTTCCAAGAAATTTTCCTACAATAGGGTCGTTGCCTATAACCTTACATAAAACCTGTTGTTCTTCTTGATTATCAGTGAAGTCTGCTATTAATTTATTAGCTCTTTGCTGCATTATCGGCCAATCATCCTTGTACTCTTCCTTGTAAAAGTTTTCCATATCAAGAGTTGCCTTGGCTTCAGCTTTGGCAATAGTTTCCATTCCAGCCCTGATACGCTTTTCTTCGAATTCCCATAGCCTATCGACTTTTTTCTGGTCGAAGCCCAACTCGAAGAACATATCCCTTGCTTCGGCTATAAGGTTCTCATCATAGATTTCAGTTAAATCATCGGCAACTTTCATTTGAAACTGGTCTTTCGTGTCCGGCCTGCCCATCTCTCGGTGAAAATTATCCCACTCGGTCTCCGGTGACGCTTCGCCAGGTACAATAACGCCTTTTTTGCCTATCATATTCTGAAGGCTACCCAACATCTTCAGGCTACCGGCAACATCATCAAATGTATCAAAGACCTTATCCGCCCTCATTTCCTCTGGGATGTACTGTTCCTTCCATCCCTGCGTAAATTTCCCGTCCGCACCTATAAAAGTTTGCGGTGCTTCAGTTTTTTGCGCTCCCTGTTCGGCAGACGATTCGGTCGCTACCTGCGTTTCAGACGCTACTTGTTCTGGCATAATTAAACTCCTTGCTAATTAAGTATCAACCTTGTATACGTGTCGCACTCACAATGAGTACATTTTACTATTTCAGGCTTTGGCGTACCCTTTGGCAATACGATAACTATTGTTTCGCCACAATTCTCGCATTTTATTCGTACTCCATATTTTTTATTTTTCATAATTAGCTAATTACCTTCTCTTGCTTCTTTTCTGTTTTTCGTTCCATCATACACCGTATATGTCTTATCACATCGTTCTTTCCGAGGTTAAAATCTGTTTTTCTGGCAGAAGTAACATCAAAAATATGCAGCATATTGTTTTCAAAACAATGTTTCGATAAATTCTCAAGCACAATTTTGCCGTGTTCGTTGGTAAACCACGCCTTATAAGCTGCTATTACCCGTTGTGTATCGTCTAATTTTGGCTCTGGCATTTATTTTCCCTTTCCAGGAATAATAACATTTTCTTCCCAGCCATCTTCCAACTCAGGTAAATTGTTCGCTTTGCAGAATTTAGCAAGTTCAGAATGCAACCTTCCACCGTGATGGCCGCCGCCAAGTAGGTGCTTTCTACTGCCGCTTACAATCCAACTAAAGAACCCATACAGCGCCTCTGTTTGATTTATCATTTTTTCCCTACCTGCGAATACTACAAGTCGTAATTCTTTTTTCGTGGTCGGCCAGAGTCTCTTCTATTTTTTTGAATCTTGCATCCACGGTTATTTCTTTTTCTTTTGGTGTCCAACCCAATTCAAGTAACCGTGCCACTTTAGCTGGGTCTTGGTTTACCTTAATCTGGCCTGCCACCGGCCCGGCTTTTGCCACTAATTCGTCAACCAATACATCTCTTTCCTGTTTTTCTGCTTCGGTCATTTCTTTCTCCATTAAATTTATGTTCCTGTAACTGCCTCCGCTAAAGACCCTGCTTCCGGCGCTGATGTAGTCTGACCATAAGCCTGACTGCCTGCCTGAATCGCTTCCAATGCCTGCTTTGCGGCTAAATCAATTCTGCGTTGCTCTCTTGCGGCTTCAATCTCTTCTTCAGTTGATAAATGTTCTACCTTTGTACCAAATGTGAAAGCAATATCCGGCAGTGCCCTGTCGATATTTATAATATCCTTCGCCCCTGGGAATACGGGGTCAAGGGCGGTTACAAGGTCGGCTAATCGCACAAATGCCTGAGACTGCTGGTCTCGCATCGCCAAGGCAAGCTCGCTGATATATTCAATACCAAAACCACGGCCTTGAAGTTCCGCAGGTGGTTTCGGTATTACACCATTTCTAATCAAGAGCAACACGCTTCTTGTAATAACAGGGGTAAGTAGTTCACTCTGAAGCCTATAAATAGGCCCAGCAAGTTTCTTTGCAGCTTGTCTTACCCTCTCCCTTATCTCGACTGTTGTGCGCCTGTCGCCTGGTAAATTCGCCAACGGTGCGAACACATCAACGAAAAAGATTCTATGGGCTATGGCTTGTACGAATTCGAGCATATCTTTTGTTATGGGGAAATTACCTCTAACCCCTTCGTCAAGTGCCCTTATAGCATCTGTCTGTGTAACGATATTATTAGCTCCAGGTCTTACATCAACCTGCCCTTCAACCGCACCTGCAAGAGTTTGTCTTGGTGGGTTATTCCACTTATTACCACATTCGACAAAATCCGCGTGCATTTGTTGAAGTTCCTTGGACACCGACAGGGCAATGGTTCCCTGTCCCCTGCCCCATACTTCATTGGATGATTTCTTCCATCTCGCCACGGCGTTGGGAAATTCTTCAAACCCGCCCTCTTCAATCGTGTGTTGTTCCTTCACGTTTACGAATATTGATTCAACGGGCATATTGAGAAAATCAGTAAACTTTCGATTTCGTTTTGTTCTTGGGCCAAGCCGATGAATAAACTCATATTTATTCTCCTGCGTTTCAGGTTTTCCCGCATCTTCTATAACTTTCTTGCCAGCGTTATCTCCGAACTCCTGAACGGCCTGCCTCGCCGTAAGTGGGTATTTTAATATGACCGTGTCGATAATCCCTGCACTGTTTTGTTTAATGGTGTAAAAAGATACGTCCCAGTCCTTGAAATTAAGACCAAGTTTCCATTCGGAAAACAGGTTTCCAGTACCAAATCCTATCAGGGAAGAAAGTGTCTCGTTTAACTGTAACATAAAATTGGAGGCAAAAAGCTCATCGTGTGCAATCTGGGCAGCAAGTGCAAGATAGCGCTTAACGCCGTCTATGTTTGCAATCCTTCTGTCTTTTACCGTAAGCCCAAATGCAAGTTCACCTGGTGGGAAGAAAACAGCAGATAAACCCGAAGCCATATCCTGCAAATCGAGCATCGCCGTTGGGTCGAAAATCTGTTGTGATTTGTCCTCGCCTGGCGTTCGGACACCTATTATCTGGTTCTCACGAGGAAGCATATGGTCTGCCACTTCCTGATATAAATTGCGGAAATTAGAGGCCTTCATCTCCTCTCGTTCCTGTTCGGCAATTGTCTTTTTTGCTTTATCGTCAGCCATTTTTCGATACCAGTTTACCTTTCCTGTAAACAAATGTTTTTGCCGCTGAAGAGAAACTCGTCGGCTTTGCAATAAGCCGCCCATCAACTGCCCTTACCGACCTGCCATTACTATCGCAAACTCCACGCCTGTGACCTTCGGCAATCTTGGTCTTAATATCCTCTTCGTTTTTGAACATTAGCCTAGCGTTCCTTTTCCACTAACCTCTGGTATCAGCGCACCGGTTAAAAACGTCTCACGCCTGCCACGGGGACGCCTGCGCCTCGCTATGTCCTCGACCTCTATGTCCACCTCTGGTATCGGCAAAGGGGGAGGTGGAGGCGGAGGCTTAACTGTTTTACCACCACCATTTAATAGACCACCCATTATTCATTCCCTTTCAATACATATTCTGTAAGTTGTTCTTAATCTGCGAAACCGATTGCTGAACTATTCTGCCAAACATAGCCGATATGAAATCAGGTGTAAGGTCTTTGATTATTTGTTTCACTGCTTCGCCTGGCAAATTTCCGTGTTCTCCCCATCCGCTATCAAGAAATTCGGGTCTTTCCAATTCCTTTTTAATTTCAGCTTGGAAAAAAGCAGTTAGTTCTGCCTTGATTAAAACTTTCAATTCACTTTCAATAAACAAGGCGACTTCCTTCTGTACCAATTTATCCCATTCCAAGTCTGGAATAAACTCTATGAAACTGGCCTTGATTTTTTCCACCACCTTTGTCCGCAAATCTGTTGTTAATGCTAAGTCGTCCATCTTAATTCCCTTTCATATTCTGGCATAATTGCTTATCACTTTTTCCTGTGTGGTTTTTTTATATCTCGAAACAGTCCTCAATCTATGCCCACTTGCAGCTAAAATAAAATAATTCAATGCATTTCTAAAATGTTCCTGACGGTCGCCGGTAGGACGATACCTGTAAACTATAGTACCTTTTCGCTTGTCCTGTTCTTCAAACTTGGCACAATTACAACACTGACGAGCAAACTCATCTATCTCGGGACACTGACAAGGCAATACTATGCTTCTCTGCGAAAGCAACCTGTGAGTCTGGTCAAAAATACCTGTGCGATGAGTTTTAACTATTCCGGTATTTTCGTTAAATACCGAATCCACTATCTGCGTATCACTATATTCACAAAGAAAAGTCTTGTGACCAGAAGATTTCTGGTAATTCCTTGCCTCATCCTCGTAAGGACGTATGTCAACAACATCGCTTTTTACATGATACTTTTTAGCCAAATCATAAACATCCTGAAAACTTTTTACCTTGCAAGCTCTGATTATCTCATATCGTTCTCTTGCAATCTTTATCCCGATTACAACATGCTTAATTTTGCCCACATCAACCCCCATGGCACAGGGGCCTTTGTGATTCGGAGCAGGAGAATCGTTTCCACAATTAGCAAGAACATCACTTTTCCTTAACTTTTCGTCCCTGTTAGAATATGGTCTGCCTAATCGAAGTCTGTAAACATCAGCCAAATTGCCAAAGGGCGGATTAACAAAATCTTCAAGTATCTCAGCGGGGTCGTTACGAGGACTCATTAATTGACTTCCCATATAACCCTGCATATATTTTGTCTTATCCGGATAATCAGGAACCCACTCGGCAGAACCTTCGCCAGCCCACATAGGAATCTCCTTGCCACATTTGTCGCAACCTATGTATCCAGTACCATCAGAACGAATTTTAACACATTGTGGGAAACTCTTCTCGGCACAAGTCCAATTGCCACGGGATGTCGTAGCAGCTGTAGTTGAAATTAAACCGCTACAATTACATTTCCTGAACCAATACCTTTGGTCGGATTGTTGGAAAATCAAGTGAATACCGAAATCTTCGTGGGAGGGATTACCTAAATATACTTCTTTTTTTAAATGCAAAGCACTTTCGCCCATCCGCTGCTTAAACTTCTCAATTACATTTACGTCCATATAATCAACTTCGTCAAATACACACTTATCAACTGAAAATCCAGCAGTCTTAGATGATGTACTTTCAGATGTATCACCTACCTTTTCACTTAATCTTGCGCCACGAAGAAATAAAAATGCTTTCTTGACCATTTTCAAAGCATTCGTATCGGTACTGCCTTTTTGTGTTTTTACATATTTCCCTATAGCCTCATGATTGGCAGCAATTAATGGCTTGAACCGAGATTTGCTAAATTCACCCACCTCATCATTCGTAGGAAATGTATGAAGCACGCCAAGAGGAAAATGACCATGTATCATACCATGTAAATCTTTCAATATCTCTATTGCAGTAGCACCAAAACTTTGAGCTGCCTTAAGATAACACATGCGCCTGCCTGAAAAGCTCATAGGCTCTATCTGGTACTCGTGGTCGACAAATGAGAATGTAGATGCCTGGAGACGGATTTTGTGCAAAACAGCCCAATATCCGCAATCCTCACTTGCTATGTCTCGTGGAGTTAGTTCCATATAAAACCTTTGTTAGGAAGTAATTACCGGCCACTTCTTATTAACCAAGAATTTTCCATCTTAGCTGTAACATCTCTTACAAAAGCGTTCCACCAACTATTCCAAGGCACAAACAAAAAACGTCTTGCACTGCCTATAAAAAACAAACCTTTCATTATAAATCCTTTGTTAAAGAGGGGTTAGGTTTTGTCCCTTTCAGAATTTGCTGCCAAGATTTAATTTTTAGTTTTCTTGCCAGCGCTTCCCACGTTGATTGCTTGTCCCAATTTGCTGCTGATATACATGTTTCTATACCAACTTCTGTCATTTTTCAGCCATTCCTTAATCTCGTAAAAGTCATTATCCCGTAAAAGTCTCCTGCTCGTGCTGGAAAGAAGCCTCAACATAGCCCCTGACAAATACCTGCTCCCAATAATCCTTGAAAGCCTGAGCCTCTTCTTGGGTCTCAAAAATAGGCTCCCAGTAAATATGGTCTTTAGGACGGATTATCACTCTTCTTCCTTTTCGACAGCGACAAACAAAAAGTCTACATAATAAGACAGGACTACTGAAAGTTGACCATCTTTACTTCTATACCAATACAGTTCGACATTATTTGTTGTGCTATCCTGTTTCATTTCTCTTCCTTGATTGCCCCCAAAGCCAATAACCGCCTGAAGTTAAGCTCCTCAATGACATTTTGGGCTTGCCTGGCTAAAAGATAACCCGATACCCGCTTCTTCCAATCCTTTGTCCTGTGCCGTGCCTTATCGCCCATCTTCTAACCGATACCAAGCTCCAGTCCCAAAAACTATCATATCAGTAAAGACCCTGTCCAACTCTGATAAGTCTATCAGTTTTGATACCTCATGCCTGCAAATCCGAAGCCATTGACTTATCCGCTTGTATTCCTGCTGGGTTGTAGTTCGAGGCAGATTCTTAGTTAATAGAAATCTGAACCAAATTTCTTCTTTCATAAAGCCTCGTTTCTATCGAAATAACGGTGGCGGAACAGGAGGACGGTTGGGCTTAAAACTGTTCTGCAATGCTCTTATGCCACAATGTATATTGACCAAAAATACAACTCCCAGGGCAACACCTACGGTTATTAAAATAATGTCCAAAATCTGCATAACTACACTTTTTGCAATCTTCTTTGAGACAATTCGTCACAAACCATACGAAATACCTCAAAACTCGGTCTATAATGCGGGCCAATACCGCCCATACCAACGTGAGTAAATATCGGCGAACGCAAAGACAACAGCTTAGAGTTGGGTATGTCGGATACTCCTGACTCACCTACAAGTAAATCATCGTGTAACTTCCTAATCTTAAAACAATGGGTAATCATTGAGTTTTGACAGGAAGCAATGGCAATGCCCAGCCCGATAAGCCCAACTGAAGCCAGTATGCCGATAATTATCATTATAGTCATTTTAGTCTCCTTGCCCATCTTAACTGTTTCAGTGGCCTAATGTCCAGAATCCCTAAGTCCCATATATAACTACGCCTCCATAGAAGACTGGTAAGACATTGCCTCTATAACTGTCTTTGTCTCCGGTGTTCTTCCGTGAGTAGAAATATACATACCACAAAACGGACAACTGGCTATCTCCCACCAACAAGGAACAGGACTTTTTGTTATAACCTTGTTCCCACATAATAAAGTACGACTTTCACCGTCATAAACAACGCTGTGTTTCGTTGTCTTACCCATCTTAACTTGTTACCAACCTCACTTGTCCAGAATAGCCAAAGGCTGTATATAATTCTTGCTATAGCGGGTTCCCTGGCAAGATAATTAGTTTGCACAAAATATACCCAGACAATACCAAAACAATAATCGTACCTGCCACAAGAAGTAAAAAACAAAAAAAACAACTAAGCCAGTATTTAATATCTATCCACAAATTAACAAGACGATAATCCATTTTGTAAGTTGCCTATCTTAACACCTTGTGAAATCCCATATATAATTCTTAGGTTTGTGCCACCAAATCACTTGGTTCCTGGATGGTCACGCCTAAATACTGCTTTAGATTTAGTAAATCGTCTATGGTAAAACCCAAAATCCTTCTCTCGCCCTTCACAAAAGCTGATAAAAACTGTGGGTCAGGCTCTAATAATAGGCCTAAATCGGGTTTGCTAAAAGCCATTATCTACTCCTACTGTCCAGAATAAGTGAATACCATATATAATTCTTACTGCGCAGAAACAGCTTTCGTATTTGAACTTGCGCCCTTTTTAATATCCTGCAGCAGTTTTTTCCCAATTAGCAAAGCCCTTGAACTGTCAAATACGCCAGCCCCCTCAAGATTCGACCAGCAAGTAGAGGCTTCGCCAATAGCTATCTGAATAAATTCTTCCCAATTATTCAAAATATCAAGTTCAACACCGTACCATACCTCCCTTTTGTTACTGGCAAGTTCGAAAGCATCTAAACAATTCATCATAAATTCAGCAAGTAGGAAATCTGGGGTGTTGGAATCATTCTCCCTGCTTTCGCTGTTTATTAAATCCGTTAATCTTTTTTCTAAATTAGTTTTATCCATCTTTTATCTCCAAAATTTCCAATCCCCATATATAATTCTCATGAGACTATGCTCTACACAGACGGGGGCCACTTGGGGGTCTTCCTCTTTTTTAAGCCCCGCCCCCTTCCATTCTAAGCTGTTTTTCCATTCAATGACTATTCCTTCCTTTTGGCCTGGCTTAAGCTGTTACAGGGCAAGCTGGAGCGTCCTGGCCTGCTGTGACTCGCCACACGGGTATCCAAGTGCCCATCTCTTTCAGTTCGTCCAGTGTATGCTCTAATAAGTGGTTTATTGTATCCATGTACTCGGGCTCGCAAGGATAGCGATTGTATCTTTCCTGAACTACTATTGGTACGCAGGATGGTAGCTGCTCAGCACATTGCTTAACTGTTGCAACACTTGGTCTAACTGTTGCACTTGCAACGCCCTTTGCAACACTTCGGGCCAGCTTAGACCGGCAAGTTGACCCGCAAGTCTTGCCTCTGCCACTGTCATTGCCACACATAACACACTTATTCATTATGCTGTCTCCCGTAACCTTATACCAGCTATGCGCTTAGCTTCAGACTTCTCTGATTCAGTTAATTGCCGCTGCTGGTCAGTGATGTCCTGGACCTTGTCAGTGTAAGCAGCTTCCGTGCGGCCTAAGCCCTCTACATTACGAGTGTAATTGACTAAATCGCCTTTTTCGAGCGATAAAGCCATTCCTGCCTCGTGTAATTCTCTTATGCGCTCGATTTTATCCTTGCTTTTATTCCTAATCTCCCTCATTTTGACCAGGATTGCAGCCTTTACCTGTTCATTCTTGTATACCGCTTGGCCTCTACCTGACATTGCATAACTTTCTTTATAGCCTGTATCAATCATTGCTTTGGCCTTATTAAAGCCACTTGTGCAGTAGTTATGCGCTAATGTATCAATAGTTTCTTGATTTGCTATAGATGGCATTGTTTATCCTTGAAAACGCACTTTTTAAGATTTCAAGAGCTTTTCAGCTCTTTTTATAAGTGGGCAGAGTATTGCTTGCCGGACTTTGTCAATTGCTTTATTGACTGCAATTGTTTCTGGCAGTTTATTGAATCTGTCCCAATTTTGCCTTATTTCTGTAGCTGTAAGTGTCTTTTCTTGGTTTTCGCTCATTCTGAAGCCTTATTACTGATTTTCATACTTAGCTGGTCTCATAGCTTCCTCACCATAATCATCGTATGAAACACCTGTGATATTACAAATAGGATTTCCATCAAACCGAACAACAGGTCTATCTTTTCTTTCGTCCACACCTTGTTGACCACGACCAATACAGCGATAGCAACACCCTCCGCTGGCTGTAGTATCACGCCCACAGCCTAAACAACACATTATTTCAAAGTTTGGATTTACACTCATTTTTTAGCTTTCTTATCTGGCTTTTCGACCCTTACTTATCCTTGAAATCACAGTTGTCTTTGAAGATACACTTGTCATTTACCCAGTATCGGCAGTATTTAGTACAATATCGTAATTTCCAGCCTTTTTGTGGTCTCATATTCATAGTAAAGCTACCGCAATTTCCGCCTCCGGATGCGGCCAACGGTCGTGATTAAGTTGTTTTAGCACTGGCGGATGCCTTTAGTATAACCACCATCGAGTTCCCCGACAGTGGCGGGTATGCGTCCACACCTCTTAATATAAATCCTTTTAATCATTCATTACTCACTTAAAATAGGGCGGCAACTCTCTTTACATCCGTTAGTATTTATGTATCGTTATCCGCCCTGGTTAAATCAGAAATCTCTACACTGCCCTTGCCACTGCACATAGGACAAACTTCAAGTAATGGCAAACCCTCATCGTTTGTATTCATTCCACGTATTTTGCCTTTGCCATAACTGCATATTGGGCATTTTTCAGTGTGTGCCATTCCTTCTCACTTAAAATAGGGCGAGTACCTTTTTTATGTTCTTTGTACATTTGTTTGCTACCCGCCCTTGTTTAATCATATGCTTGCTTTCGACTTGATTGTCCCTCATTAAAAAGAAGCCGCCAAGAGGGAAATTCCTGACGGCTCAAGAGAACCTCAAAAACGAGGGTTAAATTAACATTTAACATATTTTTCGCTCTGTTTAGTAAATATCTAACATCTTAAATAAAGCAAGTTTAATCGGATTACAACCTCAGGTTTCAGGGTTTTTATATCATAGACCTTTATGCGTTATTGCAGGGGAATGGCTCAGCACTTTGGTTATCCGATTTGTGCCTGACACGACCGGCGGGTTCCGATTCGTCCTTGCTTTGTCAGTTTCTCTTGCCATTGCCTTACATCCCTTGATTCGAGGTTCTCGCATATCTATTATTAAAACGGCATTCTCAAGGATTGTCAATAGGAAAATTCACATATTTTGTAAAGCCAGCTATGTAAAGGGCTTACAAACGAGTCTTATTAACTTAATGTCCATTTTCATTTTATGTTTGCACTTTTGGCAAAAATGGACGACACTTTATATAGCTATGAGACATAAACCCACAATAATTTATTCCGAATTTTGCAGAGCTGGCCGACTTAATCCCCGTCTCATAGCGGAGCTGGTCGGCTCTGCT